TTAGCTGCGATGCTGTGATCATCAAAACATTCAGTTCCTTGGCTAAGTTGCGCAATTCTTCTGACACATACTTGTCCTTAACAAACAAGTCGTTGGGGCTGACTTTGGCACTGACTGGCATCAACAAATCTAGATAATCGATCATCATGAAATCAATCTTGTTACCAGTTTGGATCTGATACTCTTTGATGAAGCTGCGTATGTCATTGATATTGCTCTGCGCAGGCATGTATTTGACCTGATAGCTGCCTGATTTCTTGCCTACCATCTTGACTTTGAGTGCTGCTGTATCTTTGTCCTTGCGTATGTCCTTGGTGCTGGAGTTAGTAAGCATAGCTATGGTCCTGAGACCAGTTAGCTCTTCTGAAAGCTCTAGTGTCACATATACGCCATGCAGTCCTGTTTGTATCCAATTTAGCGCGATATTCATCATCACTAAGCTCTTGCCAGATCCAGATCCTCCTGCAAAGATGTTAAGCTCACCCCTGCTGAATCCACCATACAATATCTTGTCTAGCTGTGGCCAACCAGTGCTTACTTGCCCACCATTGTCAAAATATCTCGACATCATTGCCGAGGGATCGTTCCAAAAATCCATGCCTAGATCTTTGGTTAAGCTAATCTGCACTGCATCCTTGATCAGCTTTTCGATGGGATCATATTCGCCCTTTTCGATCAGATCCGCGCTTTGTAAGATCACACGTTTGAGCGCCTCATGCCTAGTAAAGTTTTCAAACTCATCCATGAACCAAGCTGTCATCGAGTCTTCTACGGCGTCAATCTTCTGTAAATCAGTGCCAGTTTCTGCTTTGACCTGATCAGTATTAGGTAATGCAGTGTATTTCTTGCTGTAGTCTTGCAAGAGATTAGCCACTGGCTTGAGGCTGCGATCAAAGTTAGCTGGATCAAATATGTTCTGCACACGCACGAAACACTGCGCATCAGCCAACATGATCTCCAAGAACAGTTTCTGTAGATCTGTGCTGTAATCCTTAGATGCCATGTGTTTTCCTCATCAACTGTATCTTGAGTTTACTATCTTGTTTAGTGGCTAGTATAGTTCTTAATGTGTAGAGTTTTCCATATTTTCTCATGCTGTCGGCACAATCTTTGATGTCTGATTCCCATTCAGGGAATGCCACGCTCCATCCATACTCTAGTGCAGCATCAACTAGCTTCTTACCGCTCTTATCCCTGTCGGGAATCACTATGATCTCCCGGGCTAATCCATCGATGATCTCTGCCTTACGATCATTTACTTCGTTAGTCATCACTGCTACACCACCCAGTGCTATAGCATCCAGTGGTCCTTCTACTACTAGCGCGAACTTCTTTTCCCACTGCTGGGCATCCATATTGAACACAAAGTCACTATCAACCGAATTGATATATTTCATCTTGCTGTTGGTGTCAATGCTGCGAGCAGTATAACCTACTGTCTGTCCGCGCCAAGTGAACGGGATGATAACACGGCGGCGATATCCATCCTCGTTGCTCCAATGCCAGTGGTAATCATCTAGCGCAAATCCACGTGATTCTATATAAGCCTTGCAATCATTTAGATCTTGGTCTTCGAGTCCACCATTTAACCATTCTCGGATCGTGGTTCCCGCCGGTAGCTCACGTGGATTGAACTTGATCTCGCTTCTTGCTTGTTCTTGCTGGATGACTGTTTGATCGAGATCACGCATGGCATCAAAGACTAGCCTCTGCGTCTGTCCTTCATCCATGCCCATCCAGCCCATGAGTGTGCGCATCTTATAACCAAAGTGTAGTCCCGGGCGCCATCCAGTGCTGTAGCCGCAGTTAAAACAGTGATAGCTCGCACCACCTTCGGGAGTGAACAGCATCCCGCCGCGGCTCTTAGCATCCTTTGTCTCACCGTTGTGATGGCAGCATACGGCGTTGAAGCTGAGCCAGTCTTTAGCTGCTCGCTTGTGCCGAGGTAGTACGTTGGATATGGCTTGCTGTATTGAGTTCATCTTTGTTATTATATGTTATCTCTGAGTATACGTCAATGTTTTTCACCTGGTGATTTCATTTGGCTAAGTATCTCTGGTAAAAGAACGGAATGATGGACAAACACGCAGAAAACTTCCTGGAGAAATATCCTTTCTTCGCCTTGCTCAAGTATGGTGATCAAGAATATGTCTGTATCATACAAAATCAAGACATAGATGTCACTACCATTTATGATTTCAAGAGTTTGAAAACTGAACAGCATCGCGCGGATTTTATCGTGCTTGCTGAGCAGTGGTGGTGGGAGTCAAACCGCATGATACCTATCAACATCTTTCTCAAGGATGATTGGAGCCAGTTCCGCTATGTGGTCAAGACGTTGCTAACCAAAGAAGTCGTAGTAATAGCTGGGCATACAGTCAAACTGATGGATCTGGCATCAAAGCGTACCAAACGCAAGATGGTACAGCTAATGCGCCGACCCCCCGCACAATAAGTTCATATGCACTGCTACAAGATGTGCGTAAGAAATCGCATGCGCCTTTTTGAAATAGTAGCTACCATCAGTAGGCTTAGTCCACACGTCTGAGGCAACATCCTTCCAAACCTTGCCTATCAGATGGCGTTTTGCTGGACGTATCACAGCAAGGAACATGGCCATCCTGGCTATGGTATCTACTGGCTCGGGCATCTTTTTCAGCGTATCAAAGTGATTGTTAATGTGTATGATCTGTTCTACGAACTCTCTGTGGTCCAGCATCTCCCATCTCGGTTCTGTCGCCATCAGATCAATGAGATGAGACTCGTCCTGTACTTGCTCATATACATGCACATTAAGCAGATCTAATTTTACGTAGCCTAGATCTTCTGCTTCTTTATAATCTAAGCTGCTCATTCCAGTGATAGGATCTGCGGGGATTGCCGTCACAAAGACGCCAGTATTGTGCTTGATCCATTCACCTTTCCTGTTAATAGCAGCAGGTATGTGTTTGATTAGATTGAGTGCTTGCTGCCTATCGGAGAAATCAATGTCAATGTCCATCTAACAATCTCGCCAATCTTTCAGCATCTCTGAGTGTTGATTTTTGGAGATTCCTAAATGTATTAGAATTATGCCAGGCTATCTCTATCAACTTGCTTCTATTTGCTTTCCAATCAAATGTAGCAAGATTAGCACATAATTCCAATATCATTGTTAGCCTTTTTTGACCATCGCGAATCGAGTCATAATCTTCAGACCATAATCCGTCATAGGTCTTAAATCCATAAGATCTTAGATTATCCAAAAATTTGTAACTGCTAGCAACTACAAATGGCATGCCAGATATCAAACACCTGCATGTCTTTTCCGTTGGATGGAATTCTTCTATATCACAAAAATTTGTCTCAGCCACAAGGCTGTAATTAAAATGATTGAACAATTTAGCAGGAACCACGTAGTGTAAATCAACATTTTCCACAGGAGTCATATCCAAATTACCATCTGCAGTAATCCTGGTTGGCATGATGTCATCGTTAAGGATGACTTGTTCTCCCTTGATTAATCTGCCGTTATATTTTAATAGATATTTTCCTAGATCCTTATCAGCTTTGTAAAATATTTTTACCAGTGAATCTCGCCACTCTTTGCGGTATCCAATCAGACACAAGAACGAATTGGCCTTAGGATAATCAAAATCATATCTTTTATCAAACCAAAATTCTGTCGCCGACGGATGATTGTGTGCTGAACTATATTGCAAGAAACAATGCATAGGCCACGATGCTACATCGTAATCCATTGGTAAATCAAAATCTTCCTTACTCCAATTTCCGTTAGTAACAAATATATATTTTTTGTTAGTGGGAAATAATTCCAATGATTGCTCTATCCATTGGCAGCTTTCTTTTATAAAACATACAATTAAATTTGATGATTCAGAAAATAAGGCACCATTTTGTATCTCTGATCTGTCATAAACAGGAAAACCGGTTGGGTCTTCTTGGAAGATATATTGTCCTCTGAGTCCTTTTATCTTTTGATAATCATCGTATGATCTGAGAGAATCAGTCAACTGCCCGATGATTCCTTTTTGGGTGCGTTTTAATTTAATTGTCTTCATGTAAAATTACTTACTAAAATCCTGCCTGTTTCAGTACATGCTTGCACCATTCCGCATCAGCCGCATAGTCTTTAAGCTTGCGTTGCCAGTATTCAGGATCAATCCACTGATACACCATAGCGATCTGTTCAGCATTAAGTTTTTCTAGCGCAGACAAACCACTGTCGCTGCAATAGATCAACCAAGGACTGATCCTACCGTTAGCTATCATCATGCATAACCTAGCTGGACTAGAATAAAGAAAGAAATGATTGACTGCGCTGTTGTGCTCATCAGCCCACGATTGCATCTCTACGATACCTCGTTCTAATGCATCTTGCGGATTTTCACGTTTCAAATACGACAAAAGATATTCGTTGTAAAAAGTATCTTTGGTCCATTGGTCAAGCTTCTTGTTGTTCTTGATGACCCATTCAGTGAATGCTGCGGGATTGATCGCACGTATGCCGTGCAGATGCCTACCAAACTTCACAAATGCCTTGTAGTACGGACCGTCAGCAAAGTCATCATAGGTCTTGGTCTTGGCACTGCCTTGTGTCAGCTCATAAAACTTGATCCAGGCATTGAAACCAAGCCTAACCCCAACTTCATCACGTTGTTGATTCCTGCGCTTAGGTTCGCAGAGATGTGCAGAAAGGGTTGATTCCTTGATAAATCCTTTGCCACAGAACTTGCATATGTGATCCTGTGCTACTGGTCCCGCAGCTATGGCTTCTGCTATCATCTTAGACAACTCACTCATCGTCGCTGCCCTTTAGAGCAGCTTTGATGTCTTTGGTAGTCCATCCTAGATCTTCTAGGTAAGCGATGACGTCTTTGTCA